GTTATCATAATCTGCATCTGAGAATGTTGCTTGTGAATCTTTTGATGTGAAGTTATCAACAAGAATACCATATTTTGAGCGTTCAAGACCATTGTTGTCCAGAATTTTTGTTGAGGCTGCATCCTTTTCCAATGTTGTCAATGCAACATAGTACTCTAGTCCACGAATTCTATCCTCAAACGCCTGAATGTCACTCATCGTATATCTGCGATGATTCTTAAAGTCTGCGCGGATATCTTTAACACTTTCGGTATATGCTGGAATATACAAAGTATAAATCAACATATCTTTTTTATCAACTGGAGGTGGAACTGGAACAACGGCTGATTGTCCCTTCAACACTCCAATTTCTCTAGAAGATTTAACTACCACTTGGTCAATTCTTGGCAAGTAGTAATCATAATTCATCGTGATGTTTTCTAGTGGTTCTGGATTCAATGCTCCAGATAATGATGTTCCACCAATTGCTCTGTAAGGTCTAAAGTCAAATGCGCCTCTTAGAGGAATAAGTTTTTTATCTTCTTTATTATCAAACTTAGATATTTCATCATAAGAGATGTTTGAGCCTTTTGAGTATGAATCAACATCAAATAGTCCGGCAAATCCAGACAAACTTTTGAAGTACCTATATTGCACAAATACTTTTCCAACTGGTGCAGAATAACCACGTTTCAATTTAATTGTTGCATGGTCATAATGTGTTTTGCGTTGACCATTGTCAAACTCATAGTATGATGTAATATCATTCGTTGCGGTTGTCAACATAGCAGAGGTAACGTTTGATCCTGTATTTTTAGAATCATAAATGCCAATGATTTCATATACATCCGGAACTTGCAAGCTAACTGCTTTTCCTGGTGTCCTCAAATCTGTTAATACTGTACCGTTATCAAAGTTGGTTGCGCCGATACTTTTGAATACCGCACCACCAGCAAAATATGTTACTTCGCCAGATGTACTTGCTGAATATAGAACAGTTGTTCCTTGAGTTCCAGCAGTATTCATTTCATAAGGAATCAATGAGTGTAAATCTGTTCCGCCCGTAATTGGTATTAATTGTTTACGCTTGGTAACACCGTTTGTACCATCTTCGGCGTTATTAATTTTTGTTTTTATAAGCAAATCAACTTTGATTGTTTGAGTAGCTTTCAAATTAATTGAAAACTGAGATGCTGATATCGGAGTAACAGCAAAACCAGATTGTGATAAACTAATAACTGTATTAGGTTGAATACCATACTGAGTATTACTTGCACTATCAGAACGAACAAAACAAATTATATTGTCTTGAATCTGCGAATTGCTAAGTGGATCTACTCCAGATGAGAACGAGAACGTATCTGTGCCAGAAGCGGTCACAGTAAATACACCGCTAGAGCCTACCGTTGTTCCCTGATATAGTTTTCTAACTTGAAAGTCCATATTGCTAATTGTATTAGCTTTAATAGCTTCATATGGAGTTTCAAAAACAAGACTTGTTCTTGCTGGTTCACTGATAGATACAAATCCTGTAGTTGGATTTTTTGAATCTACATCAATATTACCACCAAATTGAATATATGATCCACCATTTTGAACTAACGATTCTGCATTTTTAATATCGGACTGAATAGTGAATGTGTTTGAACCTGGAATAAAATTCAATGATGATGCTAAATTGAGAGTTACGGTATTTGAACTAGTAATTAGAATTGGCGACAATGAAGCGCCAGCACCATTGGTAATTTGAAAATACATGTTTGCATAAGCATTCAATGGCAAACCAGCATTGAATGCGGCAGGAATTGCAATTGTAGTAGCAGATGAACCTGATGCGGCCAATGTTCCTGTGATGGGAGTAGTGTTTGCTCCAAACGTATTCACTATATGACTGTGACTATTTCCATTTGATGAAAGTGTTGAATCATTGTAGCGAATCATGTTTGCATAAATGGTACCAATTTTGGTAGAATTATATGTTGCGGTTGTGGACAAACTTATGTTTGTCAGTGGAACGGAATGAATATCCAAAGATGGGAATGATGTAATATCAAGTGTGCCACGAACGTTTGCTAGAACCAAACTACTTTCATAGTTTGTTGGTAAATCAAAACTTGAAACATTTGAAACATCTCTTGCTCTATCAACTGAAATAATTGTTGGAGCAATAGTTTCAAATTCGTATCCACTTACATATGCTTTACCCGGATCCAAGACTACGCTAAACTTACCATTAGCTGTATCTCCTTCTTCAAGAGAAATAACAAATGGATCTACGGTATAGTTTCCAGATTCATCATGTGTTCGGCGAGCTAAAGTTTTTTCAATTTCGCTATAAATTGGATATTCAATTTCTTTTGTTTTTATACCATTAACAAGACGAACAATTTCAAAGAATGTTGAAATATCAGCAGAATCTAATGTTCTCTTTGACAGTGAAGTTTGAATTGCAAAACGCTCGGCTCCTGGTGCTTGATAGTTAAATGCGCCTTGAGCTGGATCCAATAAAGAAGTATCGTCAACTTCATCAACAATAGTTTCTGTAAATTCAATACCAATTTTATATGATGGATTTGCATTAATTGTTGTTGTATTATATCCTATGCGATAAAAAATTTCAATAACCAAATATTGAGGAACTACTTTTACAAATTGTCCTTTAAAGTAGTATATACCTTCTTGTAATTTAGCAACGAAAGAACCACCAACAGCCGCGGTGGATCTTAATTGTGCATAAATTTCTTGGCCATAAACACGAATTTCATCTGATTCCGAAAATCTTTCGCCGCTTAGATACTTTAGAATAAGAATGGGATTTGCTGTTGATGTGTCAATTGCAATAACTCTTGCTCTAATTATTTTTGATGAGTTATATGAAACAACAGTCTTGTTTAAAAATTGTGTAGCATCAACGTCTAAGCTATTATATTGAGCCGATAAAACAATATAATTTGCTTTGTTGTCTAATGAAACTTTACCACCGACAATTGGACTACCACTCTTAAAAATGTGGTTGCCAAATTTTTCAATTTGATTTGCTAATATAGTTTGTAATTGCGTCAATTCACGGGCTTGAACCGAATATCCAGGACGAAACAAAACACGCATGAAGTTTTTATCTTCATCAAAATCATCATAGTATGGATCGTAGTTAAAAGTAGCAGTCATTTATTCCTCGTTTAGAAACTCAAAATGAAACGAATTCGTTCGGTTTGGGCTGGGTCTCTTGTAATTGGCAGTTTATCTGATATGTATAATATCTTTCCAGAGTACAAATCAAGAGTTGGATTTGTTATGGAATTTACGATACGAATAGCGCCTGTTTGTAAGCCTCTAATCGCCTGATTTGTTTGTAATGTTCCGCGAACATTATTTAGGTATAATAAGTTTGATGTTTCACCAAAAGAAATAACATCAGCGGTAAATGTTGCATCGCCGTATGTTGCTCCTTGATAAACAACTTCATCGTTATTGAAGTCACCAACACCCGGTGAAACTTTAACGAGAGTGTATAAGGTATAAGTTTTTGCGGTTGCTAATGTTGTAGTGTTGTATACATATGGATTTCTTAATAACACTACTTCTCGGAAATCATTATCGACTGGTAATGCTCCACCTTCGGTTTGTTCAAATTCTACATTAAATAAAATAGTAGATGCGCCTAATTCATGAACTGGTGAATATCCATGACCATCGTGTGGAGCAATTGAAACTGTAGCAGTCGCCAAAGTTCCTATGCCGCCACTAACATCAGTAAAAGTTAAATTGGCGTAAGTGTAATAATTTCCACGATTTTGTATAATTACATTTCTTACTTTTCCATCAGACACATTTGCTTTTAATATTGCGCCAGTTCCATTTCCTTCAATTGTAATAATATTCTGCACGGGACCGCTGGTGTAATTATTACCCGTATTAGTTACTGTCACAATATCAATTGAGCCGGGTTCAGCGGCTGCTCGTACAAATTTGTTTGTAGAAACTGGCATCCAATCATCAGTCAAAAACTTTTGTTTTTGTAAAGATGTTAGTGTATACATATATTTCCACTTGTAAAAGTCGGAAGTCTCTACATATGGCTCTTCTAAGGATGTTGTAGAAAGTGTCAACTCTGGTTCTTGTGTGGATACTGTGCCAGTTGACACATTTGATAAACACTTAAAAACTTGATCTTTTGAATTTAAAATATAAAAATTTGCATTTGCATCATACGTGTTGTATACTGTTCCGGCAGTCCAGTTAATTCTAGGAACAACAAGAGATGCGTTATCATATGATAATTGTTTAGCTAAAACACCACGTTTATAGTAGTTGTTTATAGCTTCTTCGGTTTCAGATGGAGTTCCCTCCACTTCTACACCAGAATTCCAAGGTAAGTGTCTACCGAAAAATGCATACAGATATGATTTTCTTTCGGCTGGCAAATATGCGTTTGCGCCCAAGTCCAACAAGTTATAAACTTGCTGGGCCATCAATATTTTGAAATTTTTAGTTAAGAGTGCTGACATGTTTCTATTTATCTAACTTTTTGAATGGTTGCGCTCAAATTGCTGCCGTTTGATGTAAATATGCTACTCGCAAAAATAGTATTTGCATTTCTGGAATTAGCCCTGACAGTAGCAGTATAAACCAAGTTAACAGTCGCCGAAGTTGAGGTCACATTAATTATGGTATCAAGAATAGCAAAAGACGAATTGGTAACTTCTTTAATTATTACTGTATTTCCGGTAGAAAGATATATTGTATCTCCGTCCTGTAAGTCATTTATGAAGTTGACGCTATTAGATGATCCAAACAAAACATTTGATCCTGTAACAACATTAACCGTGTTCTGTAATCTTCTATGAACATTTGATAGAAGAATTAAATCACCAACATTAACAGTAGATTGGAGGTTTGCGCTGGCGTTTGTAGTAATAATTTTATTAGAACCATTGGCAATATTGTATGTATCCGCAAGAGAAGTAATCGTTATAAATGTTGACGTATTAACATCAGTTATCATTTCATCATTGTCATCAATTTTTGTAATGAAAGTTTTTGTTCCAATTGGATGAACAATATCGTTTAGTGGCTTCTTAAACTTAGAATAGTCCGTTTGAGATTTAATAATATATGAGAAGTTGTGATACTTTTCACCGTCCTGTAATTTCTTGTCTGCGCTAATTTGTCCATCAGTATTTAAATAAATTCCAGGATAACGAATCAAACCGTTTTCAAATTTTGCTGTAGCTTTGGCGTTACCATCACCATAGAACAAGAATGATGTTACATTTGCAGTAACTGTTCCATCATCCGACTTGATAGTTTTAGTTTTATCAAAAACGCCACGATAATTAAATATTCTAAGCGTTGTAGTTCCAGGATTATAAGAATCTACTGTTGCACTAAATGTTGAACTACTATTTGATGTGCCTTGATACACTGATGTATTTGCTACAAATAATTGTCCAAGGGTTACATCTCTTAAAACTATATCTGCATTTCTTAAAGATACTGTTGGAGCCTCAACATAATCATAACCAAAACTTTCAATTCTTAATGATGTTATGGCACCAATTCTCGAGGTTGTTAATCCGTATTGTTCACCATCACCCGTTATTTGTGCAACCGTCAAATTAGCACTTGTACCAGAAACTGATTGAACATTAATTGATGGCAATGAATCTCTTGTATATCCTTCTCCGCCAATAACAAAAGCATTTGAAGAATGATTGTTAATGGTGACTGAAGTAATTACACCAGAAGAAACATTTACATATCCATTTGCACCATATCCAGAACCACCAGTAAAAATTAGAATATCGCCATTAGCATAACCAGTGCCACCATTGTTAACTGTTATTCTACCAAGTGATCCAATTTTATACAAATCGTTTCTTAGAATTTTATAAACCGATACGTTTGTTAAATCATTCCGAAATGCTTCGGCAAAATATAAATTATTTGTGTCAACATACAACACTTCACGAATGGCTTCAAATTTATTTTTAATGAATAGTCTAACATAATCTCCGGGTTCAAAAGAATTTGTTAAATTTTGCGAACTATCGTTTATTAATGATGTTCCTTTTACGATTGTTCGTGCAGTACATACCTCACTATCAGGATAATCTTCATTATAAAAACTATAAGTTTCTACGGATGGCTTTTGGCGATATCCACCACCTGAACCATCAACAGCAACAAATGAAATTGGAAAAACTGGAAATTCATCAAATGTAGATAAACTTGAAATTGTTTGTGTTTCTTTATTTGCCGTAATAGTGAGACCAGTAGTTGTACCTGATGTGGTACTGATTGCAGCCCCACCAACAGTTGCTGATAAAGAAAAGAAATTTGCTCCTGGACCACCGGCTTGCGTTTTTACGTAATATAATTTTCCTGTTTGAAAAGTTAAACCTGTTGTTGTTCCATTGAGTGATGTGATTGCAGCCCCACCAATAGATTCGGATAAGGAAAAATAATTAGAATTTTTTGTCTTAATGTAATATGTTGTTCCCGATGAATAATTATAAATTGTTCCGGTTCCAGTTAAAGTTCCTGAGATGCTAACTGGATCACCAACGGTAATTGTTGATGGCGATGATGTGGTTGAAAAATAACCATTTGATCCTTCAATTACAACACCAGTTAAAGTTGTTGATGAATAGTCGGTAATTGTTCCAGTTCCTGTCAATGTTCCATAAGAA